TGGCTTTTGTCGAAAGTTCAGATTTACCCTCCCCCATGAGCAGAGCGGTGTCCAACGTTCCACCGTCCGGAACATCAAAACCTAAGGAAATGAGGTGCTACAGATGCGACGGAGTCGGCCACATGGCCAGGGACTGCGGTCCAGAGAAGCGGCGTAGAGGAGGCCGCGGGGCTGGACAGGCGCGGCGAGCAGTTCGTGTAAGCGATGAGAGTTCACGACACGTGCACAGTTGTGACAAGTGTCTAGGATTGTACAGCCACCTACACAAGTACAACCACAAGGACCACGAACAGCGCCCGTACCAGTGCCCCTACCCGAACTGCGAGTGGTTTGTAGGAGCGGGGAGTGAGGAACAGAGTAGAACCGTCCCACTCATGCTAGAACCTCCGAAAGCACCCGCTCCACCGGCTCAACCAACACCTGAGCCACGCGATCCCCTGGTTGGGCCACCAGTGGACGCAGCACCTGCGGAAGAGGAGACCTGCCCAAAGGGCTTCAGCTCGTTTTCCGAGCTGAGGGACCATCTCCACGCTTACTTGACGAAGCAGTTTGCGTGGTCAGAAAGAACCGTGCTCAACCGACGGTCGATGGTCCAGAGAGCAGAGACATGGCTAGTCTCGAAGAAGGTCGAGAGTGAGGTACTCAGAACGCAGGTCATCCAGGCCGTGATCGACACGGTCGACATAAAGAACGCCCTGGAGTCGGCAGTAACAACCGCCGCTCAAAGTGAGGAGTGGAGAAACCAACACATAGCCGCGAACCGTGCGGCAGCCGGGTGGCTCTACGTACCACCAAAACCAGCCGGCTGGACTAGGCTCGAGAAGGTGCTCGTGTCGATTGTGCTGGCGTTCTCCTGCGTGACGGTCGTCACACTCCTTGGACCGGGAGCCATGGCCAGTGCGGCTGGATGGCTCTTCTCCCAGGTTGTGACGGGAACTGCGAGCTTGAACATGACCATCTTGCTCGCGAACGTCGCCATCTTGCTGTGGCGCGGTGGCCAGGGCGGGGGACCTCAGCCAGCAACACCAACTGAGGTCTTCCGTGCCGGCACCATGGGGCTAGGCTAGGCCCGCGCGGTCCGATCGCCCGGTATTTGTGTCGCCGACGTGGGCTTTAAGCTCAAAGAGGTGGCCGAAGGCTGCTCCTACCGGTTGAAAGGACTTGCGCACTGTATTCACAAGCGAACGGTCACTCGCATGTGGAACAGCATCCCAGGTTGCTACAACCCGTTCGTGCACAGCAACTGCGTGCGCAACGAGTATGTCGCAATGCGTGACCGAGTAGTGGGAAAGGTCCCCGTCCCTACAGAGCGGGGGGTAAGGCTGCTGAGACGTTACGCTCGCAAATTAGTCAAGAGACTTGGAAAGACTGACGAGTTGACCTACGACCAGGTCATAAGCCATTACCACGGCAGGAAGAAGAGACGTTACGAGGCCGCCAAGGAGAGTTTGGGCAAACTCCCTCTCACGAAGAACGACTCAATTATCAAAGCCTTCGTGAAGAGTGAGAAGTTTGACCCTGCGGCCAAAGTCAACCCAGCACCCAGGATGATCCAGGCGCGGAACGCACGCTACAACTTGGCGATTGCGCGCTGGCTCCGACCGATCGAGCACGCGATCTATCGGTTGAAGTCGAGGCTCACTGGGCTACCAATTGTTGGCAAGGGAAGATCACTGACGGAGAGGGCTGAGCTGCTCGCAAAGAAGTTCAGTTACTTCAAGCACCCTGTGGTGTACTCACTAGACGCGAGTCGGTGGGACCAGCACTGTGACATCAAGCTGCTTGAGGTGGAGCACTGGATCTACAAGACCATGAACGGCTCCAGCGAGTTTGCCAGTCTCCTCCAGCAACAATTGCACAACAGGTGCTTCACGGAGCACGGGATCGCCTACAAGACAACAGGCAAGCGGATGAGCGGGGATGTGAACACCGCTCTTGGAAACTGCTTGCTGGCGGTCCTGCTGGCTTACGTGGTCCTCGTTGACATGCTGGGCTTGAGAGAGACGGAGTTTGAGTTGCTAGATGATGGTGATGACCTACTCGTCATAGTCGAACAAGCGGACGAGCATAGACTCGAAGGCATAAAAGAAGCCTACCTTGAGGTGGGCCACGAGATCAAACTCGAGAACCGTGCCACAGTCATGGAGGACGTGGAGTGGTGCCAGCACCGGCCTGTGCTCACTCCCGATGGTTGGCGGTTCGTGCCGAACTGGCGTAAGGTGCTGTCTAGTACTACCACGGACACCAAGCACTGGATGCACGAGAACCTGCGTCCCGCCCTCGCACACACCATGGGCAAGTGCTTGCTGTCAATGTACGCTGGCCTGCCAGTGCTCCAGGAGTACTGTCAGTTTCTGATTCGCCAGGGGAGCAAGGACGCCAAGTGCCTGAAAGACCACTTCCTTCAGGACAGGGCCTACACGAACGGAGGGCCCACACAGACCACCAAGACCATCGATCCCATGACTAGGCTGTCGTTCCAACGCGCGTACGGTCTGACGGTCCAAGACCAGCTGGACCTCGAGACCCGCATCCGCGGGCTGACCCTGCCGACCACCACGTTACGCGTCACAGCAAGTGAAGTAACTCCCGGCTGGAACTGGGAGTACTATCCAGGCACAGAAGCCGGGCTAGGGTAAGTGAATGTCAACACTACCTCGCGACCGATTCACCTACGGATACCCCTGCTTCTTTTGTCGAGTTCAGATCCACAACAACAGACACCGAGGACCACACTGTCCCTACTATGCCTTTCAAGACTTGTCCGTTTTGCGTTGCCCAGGGACTGGAGGGGAAGATCTCCGTCCCAAGCAAGAGATCCACACTGCGGCAACACATGCTCCAGGAGCACCCGGAGCAGCAGGCGGCCCAGGAAAATCTCAGCAATGAGATACCACCGTTCCGGTGCGCGCACTGCGAAGTTCTCTTGACGGCTCCGCAGCCTTACCTGCAGCACTTGCTCGAGGTCCACGACCTGTCGTTCAGCCCGACTGGCATGAAGAGCCACGTGCTGATCGCAGCGTCGAACGCCCTCGACTAGTGCTCCCACCACCTTGGTGGGCGTCCTCGAGGTTTCTAGACAACATACTGTACACTGTGTGCGGTTGAGGGGAGTGACGACCCCTTGGCTTGCACGGGCCTGCCACCTAGGTGGCTTGCAGTTAACCCGGTTCCAGCTTGCAGACCCAGCAGCACCCGACCGGCCGAGAAATCCAGTGTAGAGTGTGCTGCCCAGAGACCACCATTTCCACCTGGACGTCCATGGCGGAGCACCACACGAACCTCACGAATTCCTCTGGAAACTGGCCTGTGAGGCGTGCCAACTCATTCTAACTAACGGGGC